AAACTCACCACCGCCTGTTGTGCCACCTGCGTAATAGGATTTCACTAAAATCCGCTGACCGTGTTCTGTTGGGCGAATGGTGCGGAGTTGTTCGACTGATTCTGCTTGGCCAACGAGCTTAAAGCCATCTACTTGCCCTAATTGCTCAAGATATTCTCTCGCTTTCCCTTCAGACATTTTACGAATAGCCTGTGCAATCTGATTTAATTGCCCTTTATCAGGTGAAATACCCGCATCATCAAGCACATTTAACAATTCAGCTTGAACAATATTAAACCAATCTGCACCAGGGTAGCTGATGGCATTGCCGTGTCCACCTTCGGTAAACCACAGACGTTGCTGACTACGCAATGGGGCAATGGCTGGGATATTTGAAACCCCTGATTCATTGTCTAAATGGAACATTATTTGCTGTCCTCTTCATAAATAAAAACCAGTTCTAAATGTGCATAGGCATAACGATTAAGTAAGCACTCCAATTCTTTGTTACGTTCAAATAGCACAAGATTTTTCACCACATCATCAAGGCAATTGGCGTGGCGAATGGGTGAAATCGCTGGGGTATAAATAAAAATACGCCACGCATTAGCTTGCTCATATAAAGGGTGGGTGCAATCACGCAAGCAGTGGTGCGGAAAATGATTTACGACCCTTACTTGGAACCCTGCCTTTTTCGCCACATTTTCCAAAAACAACTTACTATTTGAGCCGACTTCATCTTCTTTTTCCTGTACTTGCTGTTGGCGTTGTTCAAGGTTTTTTCCTTCAACTTTTCGACCGCACTCGGGCAAGCCGAAATAGCCTTCCCAATCTTCAAGCAATAACTCTGCACGAGCAGGAAACCTTTCATCCATCAACTGATGTACCGTTTTATTCACTCGTGCTAACTCTTCGCAATGCACTGCTAGCACTTTCGCTAAATTGCCGTCTAAGCTACGTTGCCAAGCTCGCCCTTGAGGGAGCAGTTTTAATGCAGCTAACAGATAATCTTCACGACTTATAGCCATTCAATCTCCCCCAACACCGCAATGGTGTTAATCGGCAGTTGCACATCTGCGCTTGGCTCAAAAACAGCGTTATCACGCTCACCAATTACGTTAGATATCGCCGCACGAATATGCGAAAGGTAAATAATGCCCTCACTTTCCACCTGTTGCAGAAGCTGGCTTAAGGCTTGCTTGACGGTTTTCTTTAAGCCGTCCGTATTTGGGTCAAGACGAATACGAAAGTTAATTGGTTGCAATTTGGGTGCAAATACATACAGCTCAACATTCGCAGGCATACCTTCAAATTGACGTGTGGTTTCGTTGTAATGCCCTTCGATGTAAGCTCTCACCCGAGCTAAATCTTGTGCTTTTGGTAAAATATCCGCTTGCTCGTCCATAACAAATGCTACGCCCACCGTACCTAACCCACGATAACGAGGGAAGCACCAAGCCCTTGTTACACCAACCACCTCTGTTGCCCAACGCACATAATCGTGTTTTGAGCCTCCCGCAGGTGGATATTGCACTCGGAAAATCAAACGAGAAAGCAAACTAGATAGGCTTTCCATATCGGCACCACCACTCATCGCTTGCACCTTGGCTTGTGCTTTCAAATTTAAAATGGCACTGGTCAGTTGTACCTGTGTGTTTTCAGCCAAATTGCCTATCGCACCATCTTCTTTAGCTTCAACAGTCAGTACATAATCGCCCGCCTCATCAATCTCCACGCTTTCTGTGGTCAGCAACACTACACCGTTATACGCTTCAAAGGGCGTGTCTTGTGCGATATGGGTCGCCCCTGTAGCAGTGACGATAATTTCCCCCGTTGCTGTGGACGCTGCTTTGCGAACAATGCCTTTCATCGCCGCATATTCAATCAGGTATTCTTCATCGGCAGTGGTGGGAATAATTTGCTGTGCCAGCCAGCTTAAATGCTGATGTTCAGATGCACTTAATGCCGCATTGATACGATTTAACACCATCAACACAGCATTCATCTGCACATTCGGCAAATGGAATTGAATATCTTGCTGACCTTGTTTAATCAGCTCAGAAAGTGTAGGAGATTGATAGGGCATTATACTGTCCAGATTGCTTTAAATTCACGTTGCTCACTTGAGCCATCTAACAATTTAATCGCAACAGACAACAACAAAACAGAAGGGGAAGGATTGGTGGCATTAACCACGATAGATTGCACAAGTCGCTCATCCAGCAACCATTGCAATGCTTCTTCGGCATATCGCTTAGCATCAGCTAATACACTACTCAGTTGTTTTTCTCGGTCAAGTAACCAAAGTTTAGACCCCATTGGGCGACCGTAAGAATCGCCCCACCAACCACGCTGATTATCTACCCGTAAATCAGTAAATAAACTAATAATCACCGAATTTGTAAGGCTATCATCAAGCACTAACTGATTGACATCAATGGCAATATCGCCGTTGCCATCAATCCACGTTAATGCAATATCACTCATTTTGGGGTTCCTGTCTCTTTATTACCTTGCTCAACACCTGTATGCGTATGACTTGCGCCACTAATCCCAGCTGATTTATGATCTGCTGCGCTACTTACACCTACTATATCCACATCGCCAGTAAATTGCGTTTGCGGGCTTTCAAACACCACCTCATCCGCTTTTACTGTGTATTTTTTACAAGTCAAAATCGCCTCACCATTTTCAGTGAGTAACAACCGATGCCCTTCGGCGTGATACAACACTGAGTCGCCAGCCTTGAGATTAGTCGGGCGACTATCTTTATCATCCACCACCAACGCCACCAAATGCGACCGCTTACCCCCAACACTCACTAAAATGGTTTCGCCACCAAAAGGTACGCTATAATGGCCGTAATTTTGAAAACGCTCCACATCATCCACCACCTCATCCGCTTGAATTTGCACCTGTAAATTTTGTCGCTGAAAAGAATCGGTCACAATCGACACCACAGCACGGCTGATCATCAGTTTTAAACCCCGTTTAAGGGGCGCTAAATATTGATTTAAAGCACGCATAAATTTCCTTTATTACACAAAATCAATAAACTCATTGCCTTTATCATTAGCTTTCTTCGCTTTCTTACTTTTCGCTTTTTTGCCGTCTTTATCCAAATTCAACGGCTCAGGTGGTTCATCAAAGGCATTACGATGCACCAAGGTCAGTACAGTTTTTGTGCCACTTTCATCAAGGGTATAAGCACATTCCACAATTAACCGTTCTGCACCGTCTAAACCTAACTGCGGTGCATTAAGTCGTACAATTTGATTGGGCAACCATAACGAACCATCAGGCTTTGTCCAACCTTGCACCGTAGCAGTTGAGCGTTGCCCTTCAGCGTTATTGCGTTGTCGTTCCCACTCCGCACGCTGCTTACCCACATTACCCGTCATATTCTCATCGGCAATCAACACCGTCGGGCGATAACGATTAATCGTTGGATCAGCCACATCCACTTTTAAACCACTGGCAGACATTATGTATTTCCTTCTTTTCGGTTTGTATAAAGATCAGGGTCGTGTTCACCTTCAGCCACAGATGTTTTACCATTTTGGCTTGATTTATTTCCCTTCTCGCCACCTTGCTCTGCATCACCAAGCACCCGATAGAGCGAAAAACGTTGCGACCAATCATCATTAAGCTCTAATGTTAGCAAGTTATCGCCAAGGGTAAGTTCACCCACAACATCTTTACTTGGATCAGTAAATACCAAATTCCCCTCAACATCAGAGGTCACCATCACCCCCTTGTGTCGAGCCAATTTGCTCAAGGTATCAAACACCGTTTCCCCGGGCTCTACTTGCCAAACAGGAATTTTTTCACTTGATTTCGGCTCCGTTGCTTGCCATATCACCTGAATATTAAAGGGCTGACAAAGGACTTCTGCAATCTGTTGCAAATTTTGCCCCTTAAACTGACCGCTTGTATGCAACACTGCACAGTCCACTAAATCAGCAGTTTTATCTCGCCCCGATAGGGAGATTTCTTTACTCTCACCACGGATATTTTGCCGTAATGCGTCCACATAGCCTGTAATCACTGTGTTGCTGTTAATTTTAAGCTGCATCGCAGATCCTGCTTTTAACACCGACACATCATCTTCAGGGCGTAATGCAATGCCCAGCTCAAAACTGCCAGCCATTGCTTCAAGGGAACGAGTAATACTGACATTTTCCCAGCCTGTACAAATCGCCCCGTTTAAATAGAGTTCCACCTTATTCATCAATCACCTCAACTTCTTTACCCCCAATCACAAATAACGGATGGCGAATACTGTTACGTTCACAAAACTGTTGCCATTTCACCGCATTGCCTGTTTGCGCAAATAACACCGCTAAAGCAGGGGCAGTTTCTCTTAACATAATCTGACGGCTATTTTTAAGTTGTTGCCCTCGTGTTCGCAAATCACTAATCAGCACCAAACGGAATTGATTTAAGCTGTTATAACTTGCCCAAAAGCCTTTATCGGCAAATTCAAGGGTCATTTCATCTAAATACTGCTGCAATTCCTTGAGATAACGTGTGACATCTTGCTTGGCTATCAACTCAATCCCATTGGCTTTTTCAGCTTTCCCTTGCGGGTTTAAGGCTTGGGCGATTTCATTGCCATAATTTAACAACAACGTAGCACGACACAGGCGATTAAGTGAGCCTTCAAAGCTATTCACCAAGGTTTCAATGGATTGCTGTGCGGTAAATTTGGCTCGGTAAATTTGATGGGTTCGCTTTGCTGCCGCTAACTGTTTAATCTCATCACGAGAGAGTTCTGTTTGACGTTTTTCTGCTAACGCATAACTCAAGGTACGATAAGCCACCTGATGACGACTCAGTTTTTGACGGCGTAAACCTGCTGAAAATTGGGTTGTTAGCGCAAACACCGATTGCAGTTCTTTGGCAAGCACTTTCGGCTGCAACACCAAGCTATAAATGCGATTATGGATAGACTGAATTTTTTTATTTACCGCCTTACCCGCAGCCGTCACTTTACCCACACTTTGAAATAAGCTATCCACAAAATTTAACGTCGTATCGACTAAGCGGAAAAGGCTATTGTCAGTCAGTGATTCAATGCTGGAGGCAATATCACTCATCAATTCATCAAACTCATTCGCCAGTTCATCTAACGTAGCTTGATAGCTATCTACCACTTTAAAAAGGGTATCTTCACTAAATTCAGGGGCGGTTTTGTTATCGGCTAAATAAAAATTAAACGAAAAGCGAGAAACCCGTTCGTGCGAAGTGCTATGGGTAACGGAATAACGCTCAATAAATACCGATTTCTCACCAAAATAAGGGTGCTTTAATGTGCCAGCCCCGTCCGCTTCCAACGCTAAAATCAGCTTTTCTGCTTGTAGTAAATGGTCATCGCCAATCACTAAGCATTGCACATCATAGCTACGGGCTTTTTTACCTAAATCTTCAATTAAGCCATCATTACGTAAAGGATATTGATGTACAACTAAACGGCGACCGCCTTCTTGCCCTTGGCTTTCTTCAATCAGAAAGGGGACACCACGAAAAGAGCCTTTGCCTGTTAATTTATTCATCAACTTCCTCCACGCATACCCACACTGGTATTGCCTGTTTTCACTGCCATTGAAAGATCATCATTTTTATTACTGCTTGAAATTTCATTGCGCTGTACCGACGCTGTAACCCCAGCAGGTAAATGAACAGTCAAATCGACATTACCATTCATCTCTGTCTTAGGTGGCGTAGAATCACTTAACCCTTTTGCCACTTCGCCCCCTAACCAACCTCCAAGCCAGTCGCCAATAAAACCACCAATCGCCGCACCAGCCACAGGAATTGGGATTAACGCTTGCCCAATAATAGCGCCCACTGCGGCACCAGCCACCGAACCAACCGCCTCACCTTTTTCTTCCGTTGTGGCAGTCTCATCCATTAACACCGATGCCCCCATAGCAAGGCTTGTTGCTGTACCAAGTAAAGGCACCGCCTTTGATACCCCTTTTGCTGCTGTAACGGCAACCTTACTCACCGCTTTCGTCGCTTGGCTTGTTGCCTTCGCAGTTTCTGCTAAAACAGCGGTCTGTTTAGTGGCATTTTTCACCGCTTGGGCAGTTTGCTTGGCTTGATTAGAAATCGGCGGT